CTTTAAACGCAGATGTATAAAAATACTTAATATTATTATTTTCAAGCCAGCTTGTTAAATATTCTAGTTGCTGTAGTGGATAATATACATGATTATCGTGTGTGTCACGCCTAGCATAAAACTCTACATTTGTTCGTGTTAGATGTTCCGATGCCCACATTTGTCTTCTTCTGTATAACATCTCATTTGAATAACCTTTGGTCTTACCGTCTCCATCTGAAGGCAACGAAGTTAAAAATCTATCTTCGTGTGTTTTTATTTTTCTACCTGGAGGATATATACTAGGATATTCTCTACGCAAAATACTTGTCCACATTACAACTACAACAATGTCTTCTGGGTTGTGTATTCTTAACTGGTGGCGGGTTTGATATATTATACGCCTAACTATACTTCCATAATCGGCACCCGGTACAGCAGTATTATCAACAGTTGCATTAGTAAACATTTTTTCTTGGAGCAAGTTGGGCCAGGCTGTATGACTCAACTCCTGACATATACCTTTGTGAGCACGTTCCCAATCCTCATCGGCAAGTTCAGAGCCTGCTGTAAAACTACAACCGCCTGCTATTACTTTTTTGATATTATTAAATCTATTATCCAATTAAAAAACCGTAGCCAACACCACCTGCAACAGACATAGCTAAGTCGTTGTCAAGTTTTTCCATTTCCTGTTGAGCTTCGGCTTTGAGTGAATCACCATTGAGTGTTGTTCCACCACCCGGTCCGGCAATAGTAGCAAACTTACTACGTGCTTCACCTAGCATATATTTACAGTTAGCAAGAGTATATTCTTTAATCCACTGAAATGCTTTGTAGTCTTTGTACAACTCAAAGTCAGGTCTGTGATTATAACAATATAGCAATACTTCTTCCTCAGCTCTTGGTCTTGTTAATATAGTTAGTTTTTTTGTACTAGTGTTCCAAACAAATTCGATAAAACTACCAAACATTCTTCCTACTAGCTCTTGTTGTTGAGCAAAGAAATCGTATGTAGCAAGTCCGCCAATACCACTACCTGCTAACAAGTATGTGTTTGTATAAGCAAGGTTAAACGGTTCAAAGGTTGTTCCACCACTGTTGCCGCCCAATCTACTTCCTACACTGCGTCTATGCACTTTGCGTACTTCTATTATTTCATTAGGTAGTGTATATGCATTAACGTCTTCTGTTAGTGCAAGAGTAATATAACTTTCTTCAACACTGTTTTCACTGCGTTGTCTGTATCGTGCATTTGCTTTTCCTAGTGCAGTTTCGTAGTGTATAGGATCTAATTCTACATCTACCATTCCGCCACCTAAGAAAGCGTTTACATAATCAAATACTTCTTGTTTTTGTGTTGTTAAGTCGGTCATTGTTTGTCTCCACTAGTATTTATGCTAAATATACATATGCCGAGACTTAGTTTATACAGACCCGAAAAAACAAAAGATTATTCCTTCTTAGATGGTGTTGTCTACGAACAGTTTACTGTTGGAGGAACTGATTTTAATATTCACAAGTACCTCGGACCAAAGACCACATTAGCAGAGGATGCAACAGTTGAGCAGCCCGTGTACGATGTTGTTAAAGAAACTAATATACAAGACTTATTATTTTTAGAAAACAGAGATCGCAAATATGATGAAGACATTTACACTATTCGAGGCCATTATAACTTGCAAGATCAAGATTTTGATCTAAGTCAGTTTGGATTATTTTTACAAAACGATACATTGTTTATGACCATACATATTAATAGCAGTGTAAAAACATTAGGCAGAAAAATTATGCCAGGTGATGTTATTGAACTACCGCATATGAAAGATGAATATGCTGCCAATGATTATAATGTTGCACTAAAAAGATTTTATGTAATAGACGAAGTTACTAGAGCAGCTGAAGGATTTAGTCAAACATGGTATCCTCATTTATATAGATTACGTGCAAAACAAATACTAGATTCTCAAGAATACAAAGATATACTAGACTTGCCAGCAGAAGAAGGTAGTGCAAATACACTTAGAGATGTGCTCAGCACTTATGAAAAAGAAATGCAAATAAATGAAGCTGTTATAGCTCAAGCAGAAGTTGATGTTCCTCTTAGTGGTTATTCAACTATACAGTTTTATACATTACAGTTAAGTGATACAGGTGAAGTTGAAATTGTAAGTACTGATTACGATAGCTTACTAGCTGATGATCAAATAACAGCAGATACAGTTTTTGTTACACCTGACGGAAACGGATATCAAGGATATTTAGTTGGTGATGGCATACCTCCCAATGGTGCGCCTTACGGACAAGGAATAGGATTTCCTGGTGCACCAGATTCTGGAGATTATTTTTTAAGAATAGATTTATCTCCTAATAGATTATTTAGATATGACGGAAATAGCTGGCGTAAAATTGAAGACGCTGTTAGAACTACGCTTACACAAACTAGTGGACGTGATACTCTAAAAGGAACGTTTATAAACAATCTAACTGTAAATACTATTAGTGGTGAAGAAGTAGTCGAAAGACAAGCTCTCAGCAAAGCTCTAAGAGCAAAGGCAGGTGACTAATGCAATACTTTTATGATGGACAAATACGTAGATACATTACACAGATTGTAAGAGCATTTAGTAACTTTAGCTATCGTGACGGCGAAGGTGACATCAAAGTAGTTCCGGTTTTGTATGGTGATATTACAAGACAAGTTGGTAGTATTATTAGAGAAAACAGTGATAACAAACTACCAAGTGCTCCTCGAATGGGTGTGTATATTACTAGTTTACAAATGGATAGATCACGACTGAGTGACAGTAGTTATGTTAGTAAAATTAATCTTAGAGAAAAACAGTTTGACGAAAGCACCAGTAGTTATATAGCACAACAAGCCAAAGGCTATACAGTTGAACGATTGCATCCAACTCCGTATACATTGAGTGTTAATGTTGATGTATGGTCAACTAGTACTGATCAAAAACTACAAATACTTGAACAAATTTTTATGTTGTTTAATCCAGACTTAGAGTTTCAAACATCTGACAACTATGTAGATTGGACTAGTTTAAGTGCATTGTATTTAGAAGATATTAACTTTAGTAGTAGATCTATTCCTGTAGGAACACAAGATGATATTGATGTTGCTACATTAGGATTTACAGCACCAATATATATTTCTCCACCTAGTAAAGTTAAAAAGCTAGGCATTATAACAGATATTATTACAGGTGTTTATAGTCAAGATGCTGGCACTATTAGTTTAGAAGGGTTTAATCCGCCAACTAGTTCAGACCAAGGTGCTGCAAGTGGTGTTACTGTATTACCAGACGGCACTGTTGTTAATGCAGGAAATGTTGGTATTACTAGTACTTCAAGTGTAAGCGGCCTTGGTTTAGATTTAAGCAATCCATTAGTTGTAAGTTATAGAGATTTTGATCTTATACTCAACGGCGACGAGGCTAAACTAGCTAAAAATAAAAAACTACGAGTAGGTGATATTAGCTGGCTTAATATTATTGAAGCAGAGCTGCCATCAAAATATCAACCTAATATAAGTCAAATAAGATTGCGTCGAGCAGAACTTAATGGCGAAATTATTGGTACATTTAATATTCCAAGCGATGACAATCATACAATGGTTATAAACTGGGATGAGGATACACTACCGGCTAATACTATTATTACAGGACCAACCAAGACAGATGGAACGATTGATTATATTATTAATCCAATAAGTTTTAATCCTCAAACAATAAAAACACCTGGTGTTAGATTATTATTGTTAGGCCCGATAGGTTATAAAGTTGAACGTAGTTTTAAAGCTACTACTAGTAGTAATAGAATAGATACTGATATTGATTTTACTATTTCGTCTAGTGAGTTAGCTGATAGAGCAGGAGACGAGCGTGTTACAAGTTTTGAAGTATTTGTAAACGGAACACCTGTAGCAGCAACAAAGTCAAACATTGATGATAAGTTTGTTATAAATCTAACTACAGCATACAGTATCGACGACACTGTCTCGTATGTACTTAATCTAAATGAAAAAGGTCCTGATGCTTGGAAAAATGTAGACGATACAGATTTTTCAGCTGATGCAAATGATATAGTTGAATGGGACGGATCTAAATGGGTAAACATTTGGAATTCTAGCGAGGATAATGAAACTACATATGTTACTAATGTAACCACTGGGCAACAGTTTTATTGGAATAACTACTACTGGCAGAGTGCAGTTGACGGTTATTATCCACGAGGAACTTGGACTATTACACTTTAAAATAAGTATTTGTATGAACAAGATAATTTGTAGTGGTGCTTTATTTTATAGCCTTAATACTAAAAGATTTTTATTTTTACATCGTACCAAAGGAAAAACAAAAAATCTTTGGGGATTAGTTGGCGGCACCAACGAAGGTGTTGAAACACCTTGGGAAGGGTTACAACGAGAGATATCTGAAGAAATCGGTAATCTTCCAAGTATTAAAAAAACAATACCTTTAGAAACATTTATAAGTAGCGATAATCATTTTAGTTTTCATACATATCTCTGTGTAGTTAATAATGAGTTTATTCCAATATTAAATAATGAGCACGATGGATATGCGTGGGTAACATTTGGAAAATGGCCAAAACCTTTGCACAACGGATTAAATAACACGCTACGAAGTAAAACTAATCAAAAAAAACTTGATACAGTTATACGGTTGGTAGATATAATATCTCAAACTGATTCTTAAGCCATTCAAAATCATTAATTTTTACTAGTTCATCTGGATTGTCTGCATTCATTTTGCCAAATGCTTTACCTGCTATTGCTCCAGCAATAGCTGCTTTGCCGAATGGTTTGTCGTCACCACGTGAGCACCAAGCATCTAATCTAAAATCAGTTTCATCATCCTTTTGTCTAGCAATAGTACGACTAGCAAGTTTACAACATTCTCTAAATCCACTTCGCCATGCACTAAATGCATCAGTGTTAAATGCAGTAGTATTACTCATTTTATCTATACCTTTAAACTTATCACTAATACTAGTAGTCATATCGGTTGTAGTTTCGTCAAGGTTTCTTGTTAATCGAGTAGGCAAAAGTTTAACACCGCCATATCCGTATACTAACCCATTTACTGGATTATAACTTCTCCATACGTGTACAGTATCTTTGCTATCAATATCGTAAGCTGGAACATAATAGCTAAAGTCAAAGTCATCTATAACTTCGGCATCGCCGTCTACGACCCAAAACATTTCTGTTTCAACTAACTCGGCAGCACGTTTGTGAGCTGCATGAATTCCTTTGATATCCATTACACGTTTTGCTCTAGGAAACTTTTCTTTGAGTTCATTAAAGTTATCATCAGCGTTTGGTTCGCCATTACTAATAAACACAATGTCATACGGCTTTGGCATACTACCAACTTCGTCGTACTCTTTTTTATTAACAAAAAATCTATAATCAATTTCTCGTTGACTAATATTCAACTGTTTACTAACTAATGCAATACCGTCATAAAACTCGCCATTTTTCCAAACATGATTTATTCTACGTTCATATTGATTATGATGACTGATATAAAAGTTCCAGTTAAAATCTTCATTGGGCAAAAATGAATCGTTTACAATCCAAAACATATCTGTGTTACAGTTTTCTTTTGCTTCTAAATAATCTTGATAATCGTTTACTGTATATGTTGGGTATTGTTTTGGTGTACTTGCTACAACATCGTATTCTTTCTTTTTTATAAGAAATCTATGTTCAATTTCTTTTTCACTTACCAATACGTTTTTGCTATATAATACAATGCCGTCGTAGTTATCGCCATTTAAAAACACATGATTAATATTTCTATCAAATGTGTTTTGATGACTAAAGTATAAACTAAAATCAAAACCTTTAGCTACGTTAACATCAGTAGGCACTCCCCAAAACATTTCAGTGTCAGCGTTGTATAATGCATTTGTGTAATCGTCGTAGTTGTTAACTGTAAACTTTTTATATTTTTTTGGATTACTTGCTACAACTGCATGTTCTTTTTTATTAACATAAAATCTATGATCAAACTCTTTTTCAGATATAAGATCTATAGTATTTAATAATGCAATGCCATCGTAATCAACACCATTTAAAAACACATGATTTGTTGATCGGTCAAAAGAATCTTGATTGTGGAAATAGTTGTCCCATTCAAAATCATCCAACGGCTCTACATCATAGGGTATTAGCCACATCATATCACTACCGCAACTGTGAAATGCACTTTTATATTGTTCATAGTTTTCGATTATAAACTTTTCATAATCCTTTGGACCACTTGCTACAATATCGTGATCAATCTTTTGTTTTAGTTCTTTGTGTTCTATTTCTTCTTTGCTTACTAATGCTTGCTTACTAAACAAAAATACTCCATCATATTTGTTTCCGTTTAGCCAAGCATGATTTGATTTTTGTTCACTACTATGATGACTAATATAATAATCAAACTCAAACTTTTCATCAATAACAATATTGTCAGAATAGCCCCAAAACATATTAGTTGTTGAAACTTCGGCTGCGTACTTATAATCCTCATAGTTGTTGATGACAAATCTATCATATTGTCTTGGATTACTTGCTAAGATCCTTACTTCTTTTTTGTTAAGAAAAAATCTGTGCTTCATTTCTTTATCAGTTAACTCACAAGATTTAGGACAAAGTACAATGCCATCAAGTGTATCTATATCGCCATTGCCAAACACATGGGGAATATTAAAACTCCATTCGTCTGGTTTATAGCTAAATTTAAATGTATCTCTTACCTCAGTATCGTCATAGACTATCCAAAACATATCAGTAAAACTATTTTGTTTAGCTGTGTTTATAGAGTCAACTACCTGTACATCAAACCCTCTTGCTTCAAGATTTTTTAATACCGTTGTATCTTGTCCAATATAAAAAATATCAAACTTGTCTTTTCCTTTGTAAGGATCATAGTGTCCGCAAATATACGCATGTTGATTAACATTATATTTGCCTGTTTTAGTTGGAACTAATCGAACTCTGTTCCAATCTTTAACTTTACGACTTTTTTCAAATACATAAGGAAAAGCGTGTATGCAAACTTCTTCGTCTGCTTTTGGTTTAAAAAACCAAGGAAAGGTACTATATGTTTCGATATTACTATCAACAACCCATACGTAATCAGAATCATAATTTGATTTCCAAACTTGTTCTAAGTTTTCGTAGTTGTCTGTTTTTACAACTGGGTATTTTTGAAAAATATGATTCTTTAAAAAATCTTGTCCGTTATGCACTGGTGTTCCAAATTTTTCAAATCTATCAATAGCTCTCATAGTATATTTGCCTTTGTTCCAAAATGTGCAAGTTCGATACTTGCGTCTATCCATACTTCATAACCGTGATGCATTGCTTGGTTACAAAAGTATATATCTTCTCCGCTGAAAGTGTCTAGTCGTTTATTGTATTCGTGATCAAACCACGGCTTAGGCAAGTTGTTGTACACATCTGTATTAACCAACATACATCCCATGCCAACTGCCCATACCTTGTGCAATCCAAAACTAGCATCTAGTCTGTTGTCTGCATTTTCACAATCAGTAAATGCTACAGTACGATACGGAGCATATCGTGTACTGTATTGTGCTGCAACAATATCTTTTTGATGTTCATGTAGTTTATCAAATACGTTTGCTGGAAAATGCATATCACTGTCAAGCCACAAAGTATGTGTTGCATTATTTTCTAATGCTTCCTTTACTAGTGCAGTTCGACTTTCAATAATCACGCTGCCGCAAACAATATGTAGATTAAAGTCAACATTTTGTTTTGTTAATCTATTTGTTAGATTACAGAGACTGCGTGTAAATCCTGTATGGACTTGATCACGTGCAGGAACACAAATACTTAGTTTCATATTACAACATAGTTGATGGCATAGTTTCTGCGTTTAAATCTTTTTCAGCTTGTACAGTATAATCGTTCCAAGTTCTTGCAGCACTTGTTGCAATCTTAACAGCTTCTTTAAAATCTTCTGCTGGCAAACAAGCCATAGCTAACATGCTTTCAGGTTGTACTTTACCTAGTGTAAGTAAGTCAGCGCCTGCGGCTCTTCCAAACTTTTGAATCCAGTGGAGTCTATCATCGTCGTTTGGAATAATCATATCGTCAATAGCTGCAAAAACTTCTTCGTGAAGATCTCCATCGAGGTTAAGTGATGTTGCTACTTCTTTTTTACGTTCTTTAGTATACTCTTGTGCAAGGTCTACATTTAATACTTCGTATAATGTTTTCATTTTGTTTCCTTTTATGGCAATATTGGGAAATAGTAGCCACCAAAACTAGAACTCATACTAATAGTACTGCCTACACTAATACCAATGTAAGTGCCTAATGTACCAATAGCAATAGTACTGTTACCCGCACTAAAGTAGTTGCGGATTTGAGACATTGTTATAGTTGAGCCTGTTGCTGGTAATGCCATATTACTTCCTATTTCTCTCTATTAATATAACACATTATTTAAGCAGTGTCAAGTAAAGATAGCCACAAATGTGGCTATCCTTTGTATTATTTATCTAGTAGTTTTTGTACCATTGTACGTAGTTCTGCAATCTCTTCTGCTTGTGCTTCTGCTTTAACATCTGCTTCTTTGATTGCTTCAACTAGTAATGGCACTATACGTTCATACTTAACAGTTAGATAATCTTCACCTGATGCACTTTCACCATTGATATAATCAAATGGTGCTGGTACAACTACTTCTGGTAATACTGCTTGAACTTCTTGAGCAAGTAAACCTGCTTCAACAGTGTCATCAACTTCATCTTTAAATCCATGTTCTATTGATTTTTCATTCCAGGTATAAAGTACACCGTTTAGAGCATTTACTTTATCAAGTGCATTTTCAATATTACCACTAACATTTTTCAGTCTTTTATCAGAAGCATATGCTGTAAGTTCACCTCTGAACGCCCAGTTGTTGTCGTTGTAACTGTTTCTAGCTGTCCATTCATCAACACCGGCTGATCTTCTCCATAGTGTGATAAGATCGGACCCTGCACCAGTTGTAGCAGGTGTGCCGTCACCGTTGTATTCAATGCCGCCACCGTAGTCGTCACTTTGTCCTACATAGACTCGTCCGGTACCTTGGCCATCACCACTAACATTTAAGAACGCATTACCTGCGTCATCACATTTGATTAAAACAGTAGTACTTGTTCCGTTGTCGAAACGTTTTGTACCATTAATAGTTTGTGTTGTTGAACCTGTAGCTCTTACAAATCCTGTACTGTCAATGCCGTCTAGTGTGTTGGCATCGTCAGCACTAATGCCTGTTAGACCACTACCGTCACCTGTAAATGCGTTAGCAGTAATGTTTCCTGTAATGTTAATACTACCAGCACCACTTAGTGTTCCACTAAATGCATCATTTGCATCACTACGTATAAATGATGCGCTGGTCAATCCATCAAGTAAATCAGCATCTAGTCCACTACCAGCACCGTCGTTGCCGCTGTGCCATACAGTATAGTTGGTAGAACCGTCTTGGAATATTAATCCGCTGGTTCCGTTATCAATCTCAAGTGCAGTATTAGCACCTTCGTTTTTGATGTATATACTATCGTCGCTGTCTCTATACTGCATATAAGCACGTCTTGTAGTTGATTGATACCAACTAATATACGGATTACCAGTAGCACTTGTATCTTGCAAACGAATCATTTCGTCGCCTGCATGACTCATAGTTAGCAAGCCTTCCATTGTATCTGCAACATTACTACGTAAGAAGTTTAAACTATCAATACCATCTAGTGTTGCGGCATCTACATTTGTAAGTCCACTACCATTACCAGTAAATGTACTTGTTCCAATATTAATGTTACCAAACGTTGTTGTTATTTCGCCTGCGCCAAGTGCGCCGGTGCCAGTTAGGTTACTATATGTTCCTGTAACTCGTGCATTTGGAACAGTACCACTACCTAAGTTACTAGCACTTAGATTTTGTATTCCGCCGCCTGCTGCTGTATTAAGTGATCCAGCATATATTGCTCCAACAACACCTAAGCCTCCGCCAACTCTAACTGCACCAGTTGTTGTGCTTGTTGCGCCGCTGGTGTTAGTAAATGTCTTAACACCAGCCATACTTTGATTGCCGCCGAGTCTGCTACCACTTACAGTACCACTACTCAAGTTACTTGCATTTAGTGTTGTTAATCCACTACCATTACCAGTAAACGTACTTGTACCAATATTAATATTACCAAAACCACTAGTAATACTACCACTGTTAAGAATACCTGTTCCTGTGATTTGTGCTTGGTGTTGTGTAATGCTTGAAGCAGCAATACGTGCATCTGCTACAGTACCACTACTCAAGTTACTTGCATTTAGTGTTGTTAAGCCGCTACCATCACCTGAGAATATGCCGCCGATATTAATATTTCCAAATCCATTAGTAATACTACCTGCATTTAGAATACCAACACCAGTAATACTCAACTGGTGCTGTGTTACACCGGATACTGCAATACGTGCATCCGGTATAGTACCACTAGTTAGGAAAGCAGCACTCATATCACCAATAAAGTTATCTGCACGTATATCTTTGTTTACATACAAACCGCCTGTGATTTTAACTGCTGCACTGCCGCCTGCAAATGTTGCGCCAGTTGCATTTGTTCCATCAGTAAATGATACTAAGTTATTTGAAGATAATGTAGTAAATGCACCACTGCTTGGTGTTACGTTACCTATTGGTGTATTGTTGATTTGGCTAACAAACAAATCACCATCGATATACATATCAGTATTTGTACGTAAATCCATACGTACAACCATTTCGCCTAAATCACCTGCTAAATCTGCTGCTGCTTTAGTTTCACCAACTACAATCTCAGTTGCTGCTTGAGCAAATGCTAGTGTTGTAGCATTATCTTTGAGTAAGTTAAATGTACCTGTTTCATCTGTATCAAGTGTTGTGCCATTTACAAATAAGTTTCCTGATAAGTTAACATTTGTGTTTCTGATGTTAAAGTTACCAGTTGTAGCACCTGCTGTAACTGTTGTTGCTGCGCCACCTACATTAAGTGTAGTTGCAGTTGTGTTGATTAGGTTAAAGGTTGCTGCATTTGTAGTTATGTCGCCACCGTCAACATTAACATCTAGATCTACATCTAAGTTATTATGTATGGTTGTTGTACCAGTTGCTGCACCGATCTCAACACTAGTAGCAGCACCACCCATGTTAATCGATGTTGCTGTAGTATCAAACAATGCCATTGTAGCACTTGCAGCATTAATACCAGTAGTGAAACTTGGTGATGTAGCAAATACTGCTGCACCTGTTCCTGTTTCATCACTTATTACTCCGCGTAGCTGAGCACTTGTAGTTGACGCAAACTGACTTAATGGATTGCCTGTAATAGCAAGTGTACCGCTTGTTGGTAGTGTTACACTAGTATTTCCAGTTGTTGTTAATCCTAATGTATGTGAACCAGTGTGTGTAAAGTTGCCGCCAATAGTAATAGTACTGCCGCTATTATTAACTCCAGTTCCGCCATACGTACTGCTAATAACACTACCTTGCCATACACCTGTTCCGATAGTTCCTAATGTTTGTAAACTACTGTTGACAACTGCGTTGCCAAGTGTTGTACTATTAAGTACATCTGCATCATTAATAAAATATGCTTTTCCACTTGCTAGGTTGAAATCTTCTGATGAATCCCAGCTAGTATTTGCATTGTCCCAAGTAAGTGTAGCGTTTGCACCGTCGACTGTAATACCAGCGCCGTTTGCTGCTGCGCCGTCGGCAGCACCACTTGCTACAACAATATTAAGATCGTCAACTGTGAGTGTTGTACTATTAATAGTTGTAGTGTCACCATTAACTGTTAGGTCTCCAGTAACAACCAAATCATGTCCGATAGTAGTTGTTCCGCCGCCGTCGCCGCCGGTACCAATATTAACTGTTGTTGCAGCGGCACCAACGTTTAATGTTGTTGGTGTAGCAAATGCATTAAACGTTGCTTGGTTAGTATCTAAATCGCCGCCGTTAACATCAACATCGTGTGCAAAAGTAGTTTTTCCTGTTGCTGCGCCAACGTTTATAGCAGTAGCAGCACCACCCATGTTAATAGTTGTTGCTGTATCATTTAGTAGAGCAACTGTTGTTTCGCTTGTGCTTAGTGTTGCGTCAACTTCAACTTCACCAGTAAATGTTGCTTTACCGCTAGTGTCAATAGTTAAACGTGTCTCAACAGTATGCTCAATATCGCTTGATGTTGAAACTTCGCCAGTTTTAATGATTACATCACCACCTGTTGCATTACCTGTGCCTGAACCACCTTCAATAGTAATACTGCCGCCGGCAACATTGTTTCCAATACCACTAGTACCTTTGATTCGAGAACTAGTTGGAGTTTCACTTGCTTCTGCATCTCCAAGTACAACTGTAGTATTTCTAATAACCATGTTATTACCAATGTTTATTGTACCTTGTACAACATCCAATGGATCAGATGTAACATTAGAATCTGTTCTAATAGTAAACGAAGTTGCGTTTTCAGTTGCGCCAACTACAGGCCATGTGCCGTCTAAGTTTGTTACTGCACTACTTGCAATAGTAATACTATCACCATTAAGTACACCAAGTGTTTTTGGAGTGTATGTAAATGTTAGTGTTGTTGAGTTTGTAATAGTTCCAGTTGTTGGAGTACTTATGTAAATAAACTCATCAGTAACGCCGCTTACTGTTGTATTAGCTGGAATACTCGCACTGCCAGTAATAAGCATACCTGCTAAGATTGTTGACGTATCTGACATTGGTATTTCAGTTTCACCATTAGCAGTAACACCATTTGTATTAACTGTAACACTTCCTAAGTTAACTACAACATCTTGAGAAATAGTTGCTTCGTATCCGTCAACATATGGTAACAAGTTTCGTGTTGCTGTTGCATTACCTATTTTAATATTTGTAGCTGCGCCGCCTATTTGTAAACTAGTAACATTTGCATTATAAACACTACCACTACCTGTACTTGACGAGTTAAGTGAAGCGTTACCAACATCAAGACCTTCTGATAGATCTAGTGCTGTTCCCCATTCTGGTGTAGTACCGTTTGATTTAAGGAACGCATTGTTTCTACCAATGTTGAGAGTGTTTAAACTACCTGTAGTTTGTGCGTAGATTAAATCGCCTATTGCATATGTACTAATATTTGTACCACCTCTTGCAACTGGTACAAGACTTGTTAAGTTGGCCGGGTTAAGGAAATAAGCACTATCTAGTCCATCTAGTGTACCTGCATCAACAACACCATCTCTAATAAACACTTGTCCACTTGCATCTGTTGCAACATTAAACTGTGTTTGTAAGAATCTACTAACACCCAATGTAGAGAATGTAGCAAGAGCGTCAGCATCAACATTAGCAACACCAATCTGTACTGGATCGCCATAAAACTCGCCGCCAATACTACTACCTGTTAGTGTAATAGGGTTGTCAGTTGTATTTTGTTTTTTGAGAGTTTGCACAACATTCTTATAAGCACTATCACCAAACAATGCAGTTTCACTGTTTGGAGTTCCACTAGCACCTAGTCTACTTGGACTAATAGTACCTGAAATAATATTTTCAGCATCAATGTTTGTAACAGCAAGTGTATTCCAGTTTGCTACTAATCTACTTGAAGTGTTGATAACAGCATTTACTTGTACGTTGTTTCTAATAACGTTTGCACTACCTACACCAATCGCATCAATATTTTTTGCGTTTGTTACTAGATCGTTAATACTACTTAATGCGTCACTGCGTAGATCATGTATTGTAAAGCTGTTGGTTGTTACCGATCCTACAAAGAATCTAGCACCAGATGCTACTGCTGTTGCATTAACACTAAACAACTCGTTTGACGAGCTGCCATCTGACAATGATTCGAGTCTAATAGCATCACCAGTTGTTAGTCCGTGTCCTAATACAACAACACTATTGTCAACTAAGTTAACTGTATTTCTTGTTAGTGTATGTGCATTGTTGGCCGGAGTGCTTGTAAAATCTATTTGGTTTAATAATGCAAATCCTGAATACAGTTCAAATGTATCTGCATCAATTGTTTTTACATAATATACTAGACCGTTTACTAGTCCGCCTATAGCAACATTACCATTGGTATTATATGTTACAGGATCACCTGTTTGAAATCCATGACTTGTTACAATAATACGAGAATCGGTATAGTTAACACTACCGCCTGATCCACTAACACCTGCTAGGAAAGAGTTTGCAATAATGTCATCTAAGTTAATAGTTTTTCCATTTTGCGTTGCAGTATTATCTTCAACAAAGTCAATACTCGATGCACTAGCAACAAATAGTTCTCCGCCTAAAATATTTATATACGCACGTTTTTCAAA